TGTCTGCAGATGTAAATGCAGAAGAAGGAGAAAATCCTAGTTCTGACTTTTTAGTACAGACATTACCTAGTGGAACAGATGGTCTATGGCCTGCAAGCACTTACACGTTTGGCGCTAGCTATGTATACTATGGTAATCAAGAGTCTAAGATATCTACAGGGTTAACAAATATATCAGCAAATGGAACTATTACATTAACAGATGGACAGTTTCCAAACATTAGTGTTTCTATAGGAGACGGAGATGTTAAGCTAGCTGAAATACAAGGAATGAGAATATACTTAAGAGATATTAATAATCCTGACGATGAATTTACTATGTTATTAGACATAGATTTTGAACAAGGTTCTAGAATATCTTTAGCAGATGACTTTGACTCTTTTGTAGATAAGAGTGGTTATAATGTTACTAACGATTCTAAAAATGTAAACTCAGATACTAGGGCTTATGCTATTAAACAACCAGGGCTTGATACTTATGCTACTATTAACGGATATTCTTCTGATGAAAAAGAAATATCATTTAATGGTAACTCGGCTTATGGTTACAAAACTGAGGTTGTAGCTAACCAAAGAGCTTTTGTTGGAAATATAGACTACGTAGATTCTGAAGGTAGAACAAAAGTTATGGGAGATAGAATACAATATACTCCTGTAAGAAAGTATGATTTGTTTCCACAAAGTTTTTATTTAGATATAGGAACAAACGACGGAGATGAGATTGTTAAACTAGCAGAGTTTAAAGATAAATTATTTGTTTATAAAAAAGATAAACTATTTGTTATTAACATAGCTTCAGGTTCTGATGCTGGTTGGTATGTAGAAGCAGAATTAGAAAATAGAGGAGTACAATCTCCTGGAGCAGTATGTAAATCAGATTTAGGATTAGTATGGGTGAATGAACACGGAATGTTTAGCTACTCAGAAGGTATACAAAAACTATCTAGTACTATAGATGACGCAACTTGGCAAACAAATATAGAACCTACAACAGCAATTGTAGGGTATGTTCCTAAAAAGAATCAAATTTTAGTTATTGGAGATACTAATGATACAAGTCCTGTAGGATATTTGTATGATATACAAACAAATTCTATTGTAAATATAAATAGCACTAGTGTTTTAGAAGGAGACAAGGTAAGTAACTTTGTAGTATATGGAGAAGAATTAGTTTGCTTAGCAGATAGTGGTACGTTTAAAAGATATGACCCTACACCTGCAGCACAGACTATAGATATAAAAACAAAAGAAATAGACTTTGAATTACCTTCTGTAGATAAAAGATTTTATTCTATATATGCTACATATGAAGATGGAAACGCGGCTGTAATATCTGCTGGATTAGATGGAGCTGCTCCTTCTGACATATTTTTAGATGACACAAATGCTAATGCATTAAATGCGACTAGTATGGGAACAGAAGAATTTACAATAGCAACTGCAAACAGAGGTGGTAAATCATTACAAATACAAGCTTCTGGAGCTGTAAGTGCTACATTTGAACTGCAAGATTTATCAGTTATATTAAGAGCGAAAGGACAAAGATAATGTCATTAACTAAAGGTAGAAGAATAGCAGGTACTAATAAACAAATAAAACGTGGAGCTGTTGGTAAAAGCGAAATGAAGAATGGAGAAGAAGTTATACAATATCATAATGGTAGACTTAAAGTTATTAGAAAAGAATTTGGTAAAATGTTTGAACTAGAGTTCGTTCAACAAAAAGGACCAGCAGAACAAAAAGAATTAAAAACATTTGCTAAGAACTCTGATGTCAAGAAACCTTCAAGAGACGCTATTAAGATTTTTGAAGGAGGAGTTAGAGCTGGTACTGGTAAAAAGTTTTACGGTTCAGTTCCTGCTTCCGGAGATTCTAATGTTGTAGGAGGAGAATTTGAAGTTGCCCCAGACGGCGAAAGTTTAATACTGAAATGATAAACCTTGACATAAATAACAAATTTTTAGTACCTTGTACTGATGAAGATTATACACATCTTGTTTGTGTTTATAACGTTAAATTTAATAGGAGACAGTGTGAGCGTTAAAGATACTCAAATAAAATCACTAATTAAGGACGTTTGCATTCAATTAGGAGATAAGTATGCGAAGAAAGAAGCTTTGGATATTGTCTACGCAACTGGACTTGTGGAAAGTAAGTACGAATACATTGAACAAATTGGCCCAGGTCCGGCAAAAAGCTTTTGGCAAGTTGAGCCAGAGACAGCTGTGGACAACTGTAAAAATTTTATATCAGCTCGTCCTGAACTTATGCAAGCTGCTTCAGATATTCTTGGTATTGACCCTTATCACTTTATTGACCCTCAACTTGATAATTGGGACTGGATTCTTCGCACTAATATTGCTGCTGGTATCTTGCATTGTAGGATTAAGTACTGGCGCGTACCAGAACCTATTGAGAATAGTAAAGAAGGACTAGCAAAGTATTGGAAAGAACACTACAACACAGCAGAAGGTGCTGGTAGTGTAGAACATTTTTTACATTTAACAGAAGGAAAATTATAATGGCAAGTTTTGCACAGCTAATCGGAAGATTAAAAGCTCAACAAAAACTACAATCTGACTTAGGTAGAAGTGCTTTAGGTATAGATGTAGAAACAGAAGGTCAACAGCTAAGAGAGGCAAGGTCACAATATAGAGATGACGTAGAAGCAGCTCAAAGAGCAATGGCTAAAAAAGAAAGAAAAAGAAGCAAAAGAGGATTGCTTGGAAGTCTTCTTGGAACAGCAGCAAGCTTTACTCCATTAGGAGCTGTAGGCGGAGCGTTAATTGGTGGACTGGCTTCGTCTTTAGGAAGAAGTTCTGTTAAACCTTATGCTGGAACTATTAGCACCAGTCTTCCTGGCGGTAAGTTTCATAATCCAGCAAGAAAAGAATTTAGTGCAGACATAGCATCTACAAACAGATTTTTAGCAGATGCTGTAGAAGGACAAGGTTTATTAAATATGACTAACGCATTAAGCGATGCATATAATATATACGGTTTTCAAAATGCTTTTGGAGATGATATAAGAGGATTCTTTGGAGGAGATGAAACCGAATCTGCTAAACCTAGAACTCTAGGTCAAACTTATGAATATCAAGTAGGTGGTAAAGATGGATTTACACTAACAGATTATATTAACGACCCATTTGATAGAGCAACAGGTGGTTTGTTTGGTGGTACAACTGAAGGATTTATGAGAGCTTATAACGCACAAAGGAAAGGATTATAATTATGTCAATGTACGACGATTTATTAAAACAAATGCAAGGCAGTTTTGTGCAAAACAATCCTAAGATGTTTGGTAATCAAGGAGGATTTACTTCATCTAATTTTGGATTTAATGACCCAGACGTTATTAAGCCTGGAGGCGGAGGAACTGTTGGAGGAACTGGCGGTGGAGACAATACCAATCCAGGTGGTACTGGTGGTACTGGCGGAGGTGGAAACACTGGAGGTGGAAGCTCTCCTAGTTATGGAGCAACTACTTATGGAGGTGGATTTCAATCTCAGTTTTCTGGTGTAGAAGATGTTTTATCTGCATCGGGACAATCAGGATTTAACTTATTTAACCCAGCTGAACAATTTGGTTATGGTTCAGAATATTCTGAATACTTTGGAACTTTTGATGTAGGTGGTTATGAACAATCTATGGCAGCCTTACAAGACCAACAATCTAGATTATTGTCTGATGTTGGACAACGTTTTCGTTCAAGAACTCAAGGAATGCAAGCAGACTTACAAGATACATTACTAGGTATGACTGGAAAAGAAAGTACATCTGGTCTTGTTGGAGGTAGACAAGCAGAAAGAAGAAGACTTACAAGAGAAGGACAAGGACAAAATTTAGAAAACTTAGGACAAGAAACACAACAAAGATATGCTGGAGTTCAAGAAAGAATAGGTCAGCAAATAGGAATATTAGAAGGTTCTTTAATGGACTTTATATCTAATCAGTCTAATATAGCATTAAACTTATTACAATCTGGAGCAACTAAACAACAGTCTGAAGATTATAATACAGGATATGCAGCACAACCTAGAGGAGCTTCTATGACAGCGTCTCAATTATCTGGATATCAAGGAAGGTTTGGAGACTTAACTAATTCATCTGCAGCTTTTGCAGCCTTTGTTCAAAATGCTCACAGTAATTTAGATGAAAACCAATTGGCAGAATTAGCAAATGCTATATACGACCAATATCAAAGTAGCGAAGAGGAGACAGTATAATGGCAAGAAATCCTTTATACCCAACTACGCCTGGACAAACAGCCGTAGACAGATTATTAAACGAAACTTTACCTAGAATTATTTCAGATAAAGAAGCTGCAAATGAAAGACAGCAAGTAAGAGATGATGCTTTAGTTCAAAGAAAAATTGAAAATGATTTAGCTAGAGATAAATTTGCTTTTGAAAAAGAACAAGCAAGAATAACTAGGACAGAAAAACTTCAAACAGAGGCTTTTAATAATGCTAGTGTAATTTTAGAACAAGCAGAGGCTGTAACTGACCCTGAACAGAAAGCAAAGCTATATTCAAAAGCGGGTGAATATATACTTAAGTCAGGAAGAAATCCATCAGACTTTGGAATAGGAGAGACTGGAGCTATAACACAACAAATACGAGGAACTATTTCATCAGATGCTAAATACGATGAGCATAAGATTCATTTAGACCCTTCTACAAATCAAAGCTCTACTGAAGCACAGATTAGTGAAGCTTATTTTGCTGTTGCTAATCTTAAAAATACTTTAAGCGACACTAACAAAACAGAGTTTGAAGGTTTTGTTGGCGATTGGGAAACAATTGATGACACAAGATTTGATTTTTATAAAAGACCAGAGTATGCACAGTCAACTATTGATACACTTCAAAAGGCTACCAAAGATTCTAAGATAACTGTTGACTACAGTGCAGTTCCTACAGAACTTAGAAAAGAAATTACTGAAGCTATAGTTGCTGAAAGAAGCAATATAGGTAATCCTCTTTATGGCCAAGCTCCGACAAGCGAAGAAGTTAATGCATACTATTTTGATAATTATAACCCAGGTAAACTAGCTGAAGACGCTTCAAAACTTTACTTGGGAGAATGGTATGAAACTCTAGACAAAGTAGAAGAAAGAACTACACATCTTTCTAATATTCCTATAGACTCAGCTGTAGAACATTCAAGAAATATTGTATATGCTTTAAGTGTTATAAAAGCAAAAGACGGAAAACAGTTAGAAGGAGAAGCCTTAAGGAAAGAAGCAATTAAATTTGGTATTCCAGAAAAAGTTATGATTCAAATATCAGACGAGTTTGAAGTTAAACCTGAAATAGTTAAAGAAACAGTAACTGCAGAACAAAAAGCAAAGACTGAAGCTAGAAACAAAAAGAAAGAAGCAGAGAAGAAAGCTTTATATAGCGGAGGTGTGACGAATTACAATGCAAATAGATTTAGAAGCATAGAAGTCTACGGTAATAATCCTGCAAACAATATAAGAATGAAAGCTGAGGCTAACATACAGGAACAAATAGACCGGTACAATAAGCAATATCCAGAATCTCCAGTAACTTTTGAAGAAATACAACAGTTATATAGAGAAGCTAACAAAAGATAATAATGCCACAAACAAAATTGACACTAAGACCGAGACAAACGTCTCTAAATCAAACTGATAAACCTAAATTACAGTTACAACCTAGAGGTCAATCAGAAAACGTTGGAAGCTACAAGCCTTACAATGATATGACTAAGGAAGAAAGAGATGCAGACAGAGAAAGATTCTGGGACTCTATGCCTGTATGGTATAAAAAAGCATACAATCAATCACTAGGTGGTATGATGCACGAGATGATGACTGGTAGAAAATACTATGATTTAAAAAATGCTCCACCTAATCAAGTAGAAGATTTTGCTGCGACAATACTTGCATTCTTTGCTTCTAAAGAAGACTTGGCTTTAATGGCTACAAGTGGAGGAACTGCTAGTGTTGCAGGTAGAGTTGCATTAACTAAAATTGCTGGTAAACAAGCATCAAAAGGATTAGTAGAGAGAAGAGTTGCTGCACAATTAGCGAGAGGAACAAACATATCTTACAAAACAGCAAGAACTATTGTAGACGATGTTGTAGAACAAGGTCTACCTCAAATGGCAATTCTTGGTACACACGACGGATTATATAAGGCAGCAACCAGAACAAGAGATGAGATGATGAAATCTGGTAATACTATTGAACTTATGACTGGTAGAGAGTTTGATAAAAATGGAGGATTCTTGGGAGGAACTTGGACTAATAGAGATAACTTTGCACTAAAAGCATTTGCTTTGAACGAAGTTATGCGTAATTCTAAACTAAAAGATTATGCAAGAGGCGGAGCAATGGGACTAACTGGAGGTACAGCTAGAGCGTTGAGAGCGC